CAGAGACAGCTTCTGTTAGTGATTTGCTTTGTTTTTTCGCCATCGATTATCTTAGAAAGGTAAAGCGTCGTCTTTAAATAAACTATCGAACTTATCAGCCTTTGACTCTGCTTTCTTTCCTGAGTTCTCTAGAGAGAACTTGTTTGTTGGTGATGAAGGGGTATCAAATGCTACCATTGGAGCTGGTACATCTTCTTCTGCATCTTCTTCTGGAGCTAGATAATCATGAAGTACTTTTTTCATGTCATCGAATTCCATTCTAGTAAATGTTTCCGGTGGATTTGGTTGATCGTCTAAAAGTGTTTTAAGCAATGCTGCATCTTCCGTTAAAGTGGTTTCAGCTGTTCTTGCTCTAATGGTTGTCTTAGCATAACCTGTTCCTGTTGTAGCAGCATCTATAGTAGTTAGAGTTAAATCTCTACCTGTGATGATATCAGTAAAATCTCCTATGTCCTCATCTTCAACCATTGATAATAATTCCATGTAGATCTCTTTTCCGAATCCCCATAACTTTACTCCTTCGTCTTCTTTACCTCTTACGATTACCGGAGCAAATACTCTCATTTTAGGTTCTAATTTTCTAGCAAGTCTCCAATTCTCTTGGCCTCCTGCTTCTCTTAATTTAGCAACAAACTCAACTATTGGATCTTTATCTCCGAAGTTGATTGGTGAGATGATAGGGAATTTGTGAATCCCGTAATGGAACATTAATTCCGAAAATGGATTTGATTTGTTGAATTTTGACGGCACTACTCGAATAACTTCCTTACCTACACTCGGTTTGTAGAAGTTGTTTTTCCTTGACCCTGTCGACTGGGTACTGTTCTGGGTTTGCAAAGCTTGTAGCTTTGCTTTGATTTCACTTACGTTCATTTTTATAACTTAATACTTTAATATAATAACTTTGTTGCCTGTTAGCAACTTTAATTTACACGTTTTTGATTTCGTGTATTCTTGTTTTTAGAGATCTTAACTCTCCTTGAGTAGTTAGCAGCACTGTATTTCTATAATGCTGCCAGTCTACTCTAAAACGGGTGTCCACCACTCCCCCGTTTAAGCTTTTGATAAGTTCATTGAGTGCGTTTATGGTGTACAGGGTATTTGTTTCTTTTTTCCTGTGAACTAGTATTGTATTCGGAGGAATACTATCTATATTCATTTCATCTAGGTTATAGGTGCAGGCTACTTCGTCTGAATCTTTTATTTCTAATATAAAGATTTTATTGTAAAGTATCGTGTGTTTGGATGTTAGATCTGCTATAAAGTAATCTATCTCCTCGGTAGGTACAAACGTACACAACAATTTATTCTTCAACATCTCTTGACTCTCTATAGTATCTATATCATACATATCAAAAGGGCTGTAAAGAATCGTATCTTTTTCCAACATTTATCGTTATTTTTAAATTTTCTTCTTCAAAGACTCTTACTATTTTACGTAGGATATCTTTATCTTCTTTTGCTAAATCTAAGAGTATTGCATCATATGTATACAGTACTATCTTAGACTTTTTATCTTCCAGAAGATAGAGTATTTTCTGCAATAAACCAACATTACTTACAGTTTCATAATTTTGTATTATGTAGTTGAATAGTTTCTGCGGATTCATATTAGTTAAATCTTTCCTGTAGAATCTATACCTCTCATCTACTCCGTCGATATATCCTTGCTTTTGAAACTTCGTCCATAGTTCATCTATATAGGCGGTTGTAAGTTTAAAGAACTCAAAATCCTTATACTGTTCAAAGACGTTCCCGTATAGTTGCTTAAATACCAGCTTCTTTGCTTCGTCTCTATCCATTCCATACACCTGTCCAAAATCTTCATAAATATCTCCCGTTGCAGATTCATACTTTACTAATTTTGAGATCAGAGTAGGATGATAAGCTACTAAATCTATCTCCATCAGTAGGTCATTTCTCGGCACAAAAACACTCCTACACCCATTGTCTTTATTCAATGCTGCGAAGTTTATATGGTTAAAATGGTTGGAAGGTCTTCCTGTTGTATTATTGAGGTTGTACTGTGTTAATATATGCTGGTTTACAAGTGATAGAAAGGGTCTCTCTATGTTAAAGTACTCCTCTAATGTATCACTTACCTTTAAGCCGTTTCTTTCTATAACCCAAAATATATCTTCTACTGTTTTCCGGAATTCATTAGGGGAATAGTCTGCTATATCTTTAAGATGCTCTTCGGATACTTTTTGACAATGTTCGAAATGCTTTACGATTGGAATAATATTACTTAGTTCTGGATCGTTATAATACCTTCTTGAAAAGTAATTTAATGCTTGGGTGTTTTCCTCTTTGGTAGCAGGTAGAGAGTATGTATTTTGTCCGTGATAAAAGTAATTAAAGACTTTCCTATCCGGAGTATAAATTTTCTGTATAGTTGCTAGCCATTCTCTGACTTGAGTATGTTCTATTTTTAATGCTTCGCTGTGAAAGAAGTTTAAGAGGTATCCTTCTTTTGTGTCTACATCTTTTACGTATAGGCAAAGAGGAGTATAGATAGCAGGATGTAATTCAAGATGCCTCTGTATAGGGATAGCTATAATATTCTCTAACTTATGATCTTTTAGATCTTCGAACTGCTCTTGTGTCTCTATTAACCAAAACATAACCTTTCCTATAATATAAGGAAAGCTAGTAAGAGTTACAACTTAGATTGAGAATTCAGTATAGTTTGTAATGTATTGAGTAAATCCATAGACTTTATACCGCTGTTCTGTTAATAAGACCATACGTTCATTCGTCTCCTCGATATATGCTCCAGAGGTTGACCAGGGTAGTTCGAAAGGTATGTAAATTCCCCAATTGTATTTTTTATCTTTATTTTTTATAGCGGTATAATCTTCTAAAGAAACTTCTGTAAAGATTGCATTGTTTGTCCTTCTTAAAAAATACCTAGTGAGCATAGGGTACTTTACTGCTGGCTGAGTATACTTAGGTTCTAAGAGCTCTACCATTGGAGGGTTTATGTTTTGCTGCTTACGTATACTGTCGTAAGGAGTGCTTGTTGTAGTATTGAGGGTATTTCCTTCTTCTAGGTAGTCTTTGAGGTTTGTATATACTAGCTCTTGCGGTACACCATCAGCAGCGTTTGTTCCTGTGTATAATTTTCCATTTGCAAGTATGTGGTATTTTCCGGTGTATGGTTTTTTTGATGTACGGTACACTAGTTCATTTCCATTTGTGTACTGGTCTGATACTATTTTAGATTTAGGGTAATACATATTATCTAACTGGTCCTTTATACTCTGGGTTTTGTCTTATTCCGTAGGTTGTTGGAATGTAAGTGGTATTTGCTGTTGCTACTGCCTGTACGACTTCGCAGTCCGGGCCCATACCTACCATTTTTTCGATGTCGACTCCTGTGTTTGCTATCAAGGTAGCGCTGACGGTGTTTAGGTTGTTCCCTCCGATATTCCTAAATGCTGTGGCTCCTCCTGCTACTCTTTCGTTAACAATTTCCTCTACCAAGGCATCACTTGTTGTTTTCCCTGAAAGGTATGCATCTTCTAACACTTTACTAAAACCTTTAAACCAGCCTTGCCCGTTGTATACAGCATAGATCATATTAAAATAGAGTCTTCCGTCTGATTCTATTAGATTTACTATCTCTGTGTTTTTTAGATATAGTTTCTTAAAAGAGTCGTAATCTGCTTTGATTATAGTTTTGTAGGAATCGTACAGTACGGGTTTATCTTTTGGTTTTGGGTATGTATTGTTGTTCCACCTTGACTTATCCTCTCTATCTACGAGTTGCCAAAAAGCAGTATCATACGTTCCTGTATGATTTTTCCTATCCAGTCCCCAGAGTGTCTCTCCGCTGTTTGCACTACCTGCATCTAATCCTCCTTTAGAGTAAGCTCCTTCTAAGTTATCTATAACTAATGCAAGAACTTCCTCAAACTTAGTTACATTCTTCGTGATAGTATTACACTTTATAGAGGTCTTTGCAGATCTTATAGCAAGTACTCCGGAGAAGGTAGAAGGCGGTGCTAGTTCTTCTACAAAAACACTAAAGGGCTTTAAAGCGTTCTCAACAGTTTGCACTTTCTTCTCTGGGATTGTTATTACTGCGGATATACTTGTTTCCCACTTGGAAGCATTTACTGTATGACTTAGTCCAGTGATTATAAATTCATAGGTGTCTTTATAAGACAGCGGAAGTACGTCGTTTGTTATTCTAAATTTCTGAAATATTTTCATCCCTCCTAAGCCTAAAAGGGTGAAGTCTAGTTTTATCGGAATAAAAGCTGTTGAGGTTTGACCTGTCTCTGTAAATCTTGCTAAACATGCTTTATACAGTTCTACCGCGGTGTTTTCCTGATTAGCATCGTCTGACTGTCCGAGGTTTACAGGAGAGAATATACTTCCATCTACCGGGGTCTGGTTGTTTATTAACTTAAGGTATACTCCTAAAGCTGTTCGGTAATCGGATTGTATTTGATCTCTTCTCTTAGTAGCGTTTTCTGCTTTCGTATTGTCTATAACCTCTTGCTTCTCTTTTCCAATCTGTTTAGTTGGGTATATGCTATCTTTCAGGCCAGAACTCAATATACTAAAAGATATAGCTTCCTCTCCAACTGTTTGACCTTGAGCTTGAGCTCCTACTGAGATCATGGTAGCTAGGTCCGGAGTGATACTACTTTGAGCTGAAATGCTTGTTAGCATGCTGCCCAGGCCTTGAGCTTTAAAAGTGGTTATGTTCTCAGAAGTATTTGTAAGTCCTTTGATTCGTTTTTGTTCGTAATCTATAATA